CGGGTCGAGGAATCGGATGTTTTCGCCGGAATAGCTTTGCAGCGCCTGCGTCACGCGACGATAGGCGTTCTCCACGTCCCGCAGATTGTCGACGTGACGCGCGGCAAGCGGGTCTTCGAGCAGACGGCCGAGCGAGGAGCGTAAGCCTTCGAGCTGGCGGATGGTCTCGGCGCCGGGGACGACTTGGCGGACGGCGTCACCCACCTTGAGCGAGAGCTCGCGCGCGTCCGCCTCGATGCGGCCGATGTCCGCTTGCCTACGGGCGTCGGCGATCTTGGCACGCAGTTCATCAGCTTGCCGCCGCAGATTGGCGAGCACCGAGGACGGCGCGCCGCCCCCGCGCGACAGCGCGGCCAGCTGCTGTTCAATCCGGGCGAGCTGCTCCTCCGGGCTCCCGCCGCCGCTCGCCCGATCGATGACGCGGCCTACTGCGTCGAAAGCATTGGAAGCAGCGCGCTTGACCGCGTCCCAGGCCCGGCTCAGCGCGGTCGTCGCAGTTTCCGCATTGGCAAGGCTGCCGCGCATCGCATCGAGCAGGACGCGCTGGGCGGATGTGCGGTCGTTCTGCTCGACCATCCGGCGGATATACTGGCGGGTCCGGTCGTCAAGAAAGCCAAGCTGATTGTTGAGGGTCTCTGCGCCGCGGACCGGATCGGCGAAGGCGTCGGCGAGCGCCTTGACCGCCCCGTCCACGTCGGTCCCGACGGTCACGGCATAGTTCTTGGCGACGGCGATCAGGCTCTCGAAATGCTCCTTGCCGATCCTGCCGGTTCGCAAGAACGCGATCGCCATGTCGCGCGCGGCGGCGACCGATACATTGCCCGCACTCGCGCCGGCCGCCACGATGCGGTTGATGTCGCCGATCGTTGCGCCGGCGATGCGGCCGGCCCCGAGCAGCGCAGCCTCGACCTCCTTCTGGTGCCGCAGGAAGGTCTCGTAGGCGGTTGCTGCTCCGACGGCTAGGCCAATGATCGCGCCGGCGGCGAAGCGCGCGGGTGTGACGATAGACGTGATCGCCTCAGTGACGCCCTTGATCGTGCCGGTCACGCCGACCGGACCCATGACCTGGGCGATTTGCGAACCTTGCTGGATCAGCACCATCAGCGGGCTCTGGCCCGACGCAAGGCTGACGAAGACGTCGTTGAGCTGATAGCTCAGGTTGGCGAGCTGGTGCGATGCGAGCTTGCCGGTCGAGCCGATCCCTCCGAGGGCTCTCGCCGTGGAATCATAGCGCGCCTGCGCGAGCGCGTGCGCTGCGGCCTGCTCTTTCGCCGAGATGGCACCGGCCTTGTAAAGCGCGTTGGCCTCCGCGATCTCGGCATTGAGCTTTTTCTGCGCGGCGCCAAGCGGATCGATCTGCGCCCGCAGCGCATCGGTCCGCCGTTGTAGGTCTTCCGCAGCTTTCGCTGTCTGCGCGAACACCTCGGCCGATTCGCGCGCCGATTTCGGCGGCGCGGTGTTGATCCCGAGGACCGCATTGAAGCTGCGCTGCGCCTGGTCGGCCGCGGCGGCCTGCCTGGCGGCCTGAGCGAGCCGTTGCAGCCGCTGCGTCTCGCGGTCGGCCGCAGCGCCCGCCGCGTCCATCGACGTCGCGACACCGCGGAACGCATCTTGTCCGGCCTTGCCGACCTCGTCGAAGGCGCGCTTGACCTCCGCCTTGCCCTCGACGCCGAGGCGGATCGAGACCTGTGTCGTGCTCATTTAAGAGTCTCGGGCGTAAGCGCGAACGATGATCGGCTCGATCTCGGGGAGGAGTTCGACGAGAAGCGGATTGAGAGCGCCCATAGCGCCGGCGAGCATCAGCACCGCCCCGAAATCGAGCGCGTAGACCCCGCCCATGACGGCTCGGACTTGCCCGGCCGCGCGCTTGAGCACGGCCCAGGCGGCGATACCGTCCGGAGTCTGTGGCGCGTGTTCGAGATACGGGCAGGTGGCGCAAGAGTTCGGGCACGCCGCGCAATAGCCGTCGCCCCCGCCGAAGTGCCATTCGGCGAGGGCGATCAGACGTTTTTTTCGGCGTCCTGGATCAGGGCAGGACCGACGTAGAGACGATCGATCGCATCGAACACCGGCCACAGCTCGAGCGCGGCATCGATCGTTTCGTTGGTCGGCTCGACGGGGTTGCCGTCTGCGTCGCCAATCCCTTCCCAGGCCGCGATACCCGAATGTGCCAACGAGCGTGTAAACGCGACGCCGGCTTTCACCATGGCGTCCTCGCCGCCGGTGCGCAGCACATCGGCCGCTGCGGTCCGCGCGAGCAGAATTGCAGCCACCGTGATCGGCCGGAACTGCACGCGGACGCCAGGTACGAGATCGAGCCAGAACGGCTCGCGATCGAGCGCGAGTTTGAGCATTACGAACCTCTTGAGGGTGGAGCGCGCGGCTCAGTAGGCCGACACATCGTTCACGAGGACGGCGGTGAGCGTCTTCTGCAAGGCCGGGTCTTCCGCCGCCTGAAATGCGAATGCCGCCTGGATGCCACCTGGGCCCGTGATCGGCTGCTTCGGCTTCGGCAGATAGACTTCATGCACCGTGAACAGGAGCGATTTGTCGGCGTTGATCGCCCAGCCGAAGGAGAGCTCGCAGGCCGTGCCGGCCACGGCCTGATCGAGCAGCACAGAATCGGCGAAGCGGACGTTGACCGTGCCCGACACGCCGACCATGGCGGGATCCGCGTCCTCGATGCGCCCGTCCGGCCGGATGACTTCGACCTTGTCGAGGTTGTTCGAATACATGAGTTCGGCCGAGACAATCTGCCCGAGCGCGGTGCCGTTGCGCTTGATCTCGCCCAGACCTTGAGAAAACCGCTCGATCACCGCCTCGGTCGGGCTGCCGGCGCCGGACGAAGCCGCCTTCGTCTCGCCTTGCGCGATCAGGCTCATGGTGGCGTTGAGAAGACCCGAGCGCTGCAGCTGAATGCGCATCGAGTTGGCGCGCACGCCGAAGTTCATTCCGTAGCTCGGGACTTCCGGCATGCCGACCTCAATCGACATCGAGGGCAGCGTGAGCGCGCCCGACACGAATGTGTGGGTGAAGACCCCGGAATTGTCGACCGAGGTCGGCGTACCGAGGAGGAGCTTCAGCCAATAGCCGAAGTTGCGCAAATCTACGGGCACCACAACGTCGCCTTCGTTGTTGACGACGTCGCGGCTCGGCGGCAGCGGCTCGCGGCCGTAGCCGAGGAGATCGCTCGCGATCAGGTTCTGCTCGTCTCCGAGCGCCGAAGAGACGAAGGGGAGTTTCTTGTAACCGGCCACGGGAGGGGTGCCGTAAGTCGTCTCGAATGCGGCTGCCATGACGGCGTTGGCGCCGCGCGCGCGTGCCATGGGACTCTCCTTGAGCTCGTGATGGAGTTCAGTTCAGCGGGTCGGTCGTGCCGTAGACCGCGACGATCGCAGCGTCGGCCCAACGACCGGCGCGGGCACCCGCGGTCTCGACATCGTTAGTCGCCGGCGCCTCAGTCTCGATAAAGTCGCAGAGGCCGCCGAGCGTGCGGTCGCCGGCAACGGCCGCGCCGATCGCGCCCAGCATCTCGTCGAGGACCTGCTCGCGTGGCTGCGAGGAGGTCTCGTAGGCCGCGACCTCGATCGGGATGCGGTGCGTGTAGACGTAGAGGAGGGGCGACAGCAGCACCTCGGGCTCTCCCGGATCGCCATCGCGGATGATGACCAGGCCACCAGGAGGGATGCGGTCGGCCTTGGCGAGGTTGCGCTTCACGTCGGCGCCGGGAAGCGCTGCTGCAACACAAGCCTTGATCGCATCAAGCACCTGTTCGCGTTTGCTCGTCACCGGAGGCTCGCCACCAGTACAGAGATGATGAAGATGAACGACAAGAACGTCATCAGGACCGCGGTGCCCCCGTGCTTCATGTTCACCTCCAATGGCCGGCAATCACGCCCGGGACGCGGTCGGCCCAGCGCTGAGCGATCGCCGCAATATCGAGCCGCTTCCGCAACGTGACCTGCGGGACCAGGATGAACACAACCACGGTCGAGCGGCCCTTCATCCGCGTGAACTGCGCCCCCGCCCGCGTGCGGCCGATGTTCGGCCTTGCCAAACCTTTCTTGCTCAGCCGAGCGTTGTCGGCGACGAGCAGCGAAGGCTGTCCGCGCCGGTAGATGAAGCGCAGCCGCATGCCGGTGCGGCGCTCCCAGCCGCCCGGCGTGATCCGCTTCATGGCGCCTGTTGCGCTGATGCCCTTGACGCCGGCTGCGGCCGTAGGAATCGCGAGGAAGACACCGCGGTTCGACGTGATCGTCACACCGCGATCGAAGGCATCCACGATGTTGGGTGCCTTCGACCAGGCGAACGACGCGGCTTCCAGGCTCATGCCGCCCTCCGGATAGGTCTTGCCGCGCCAGGTGTTGGCGAGACGCTGTCCGAGCCCCGCGTCGACCACGTCGGCGCGCAGATCAGCTTTGAGGCCATCCGTCACCTCGCGCATGGCGCTGGTGACAGAGC